TTTGTAAACGGCTTTCCCCTTTGCCGTTACATAGTAAAGCCTGTACGGAAGAAATCCTGTCTCTGACTGGTGGGTTGGAACGTGGGCTTTGATTACTGAAACCATATCCCTCAAGTATGGCAATATCAGTTTGCGAACTGTTTGTACTCCTGTTTCCTCCACTAGCATCTGGGTATATGTAAATCTTATTCATAGGGTATCTGGCTTTGATCTCTTGGGCAATGCTATCTGTATCGTGGCTACCACTAATCTCATCAAATATTAACAATTTTTGATTTTGTACAATACCGATCACTGCGTTCATGTTTCCTATATTGAAGTCCATGCCAACTCTTAATGGCTCTAGTCCTATCTCTGGTTTGATATTAGTGACATTGTTTTCTCTAGTAAAGCGATCATATACCTGACCTGTAGTTAGATTGATAAACTCTCCATTGAGATATGCCTGTAACATTGATGGATCATAGTTGGCTTGCATACGTTCTATAAAATCATCAGGCAAAAATTTATTGTCCTGAGTCCTCATCTTTATTAGCTGCCTATCTTTTCTCTCTTTTGCTTCATCAGTGCCAAAGGTATTATATAACCACCTAAAACCCTCTGGTGTACTGGCTGCGGCAAACTGGCGAACATTACCAGCCCTTAACCTACCAAGTATTTTTGGAAATGCTTTATCACAAATAGCTGGTGAAACTGTGTCGATTTCATCTACAAGTACATGGCTTAGATTGAGTCCTATAATTCTGGTGTAATTCTCGAATGACCTACAAAGCAACTTCGAGTCTCCCTCTTGGAAATGCAAAGTATAATCTGGAAGCGGTGAAGCTCTGAATGTGTAAGGTATTTCATAGTGTTCAAGGAACTGTTCAAAGTCTGTTTGCCATATGTCTCTTATCAAAACATTTGTTGGTTCAAGAATTGCCCCAATAAACCCTATGTTCTGGGCTGCAAGTTTAACGGCCACACTGCACAAGGCTCTTGTCTTACCAGCACCATATCCAGCAGACAATCCAACAATCTCAGTTTGATTATCAAAGAACTGTTGCTGTGCCTCATGCAAATCACCCCTGATCTTATCTAGTAGCTCTCCAGTATCAATGTCAGTGTAGTGACTGCCTATGTGATCTAAGACTGATCCTTCTCTATTCAGTATGCTCAAGTGCTTACCTGTCCTACTTTAGCCATTGAGTTTATGCAGCCTAAAGCCACGTGTAACTGCCCTGATTTTCTAGCCTCTTTTGCTAGTGATGCATATTGAGAAAGAATATCTGCTGTAAATTGTCTGCGATCAATATCAAAATCTTGCTTTACAATCTCTCTGGCATCTTGAATATACCTATCTATTGTTCTTGAATGAACCCCCCACTCCTTTGCTGCAAATTGGTGTATATCTGATCTAACGCTACCAACAGACAAAAGCTTTGCAACTTTGTTCACTCTGAACTCATGCTCATTCTTGCTAGTTCTTCCGTTAGCCACTATGGGATTATGGTTTTTATTATTCTAAATGTAGCGTCAATCGTTAGTTTTTGTCGATTTACTTTGTTTTTCCCAACTTGTTTTGAGAAATATTAGTTCATCAATTCTTTTTCTAAGTGCATTGATGCGGTCATTATTAAAGCTGTCAAAGTCTTTATTCTTCATCTTTTTTCTCCTCCTCTTTATATAAATAATCATGTTGTAATAGACGTAAATCTATTCCTTCACAAGAACCATGTATTTTTTTTGGGTTGTTTTGATAGATAATTGCTTTAAATTTCATCAGAAAGGCAATGTTGATTGACTGAAAGACTCTGGTTTTTTAGGTAAACACCAAAGATGTTCTTTCTTTCCGTAGTTACCCATTACAAAGTCTTTTGTTTTTTCTAGTTTGCCATCATCAGATAAGTTTGTCATAGCTCTTCTAATAGATGTTATAGGGCAGTTTAATCCTGAGATAGAAAGAACCATTGATGGGCTAAGTGGCCTTTCGTACTGCTTAAAACAGTTGATGATTTTTTGTTCCTGTGTTTTAGCTTTTGTTTGTGACCTAGCTAGTTCACTAAGGTTTTCATTGATTGTATTATAAAAAGTCATCTTGTTTTAGCCCACCTTTTTTTTTGTGCAGCAGCTAATTTTTCGTCATAACCAGCATCTATGATTGCTTGTTTGGTTTTTTCTGGATAGTACATAGTTCTGTGATGGTAATGTTCACCAACAATATAATGTTCGTTTTCTTTCAAAATGCCAGCTTTTTTATATCTTTTCATGGTTGTATTAGTGATATTTATAATTCTTTCAGTTTTACAAGCATCAAACAACCCCATTTTTTTATAATCTTCAGTAGTTTTCATGTTGATGTATTTTGAATAGTCTGTTGGGGTGTATTGGATAGGTTTAATTAAATTGTTAAACTCTTGCATCACTTCATCAGGAATACCATTTTTATAAAGAGTAAGACTTTTAATGTCACCAGCTTTTGCCATCTGTAAAATGTTATAAAACTCCTGTACTCTGTGATGGTCAAACCTGTAAGGTGCTGGGTTACTCATTCTGTTTTTAATAGATTTTTCAAGTTGAATTTTTAAATGCTTCAATCTAATTTGTATCCATTTATCAATATCTATTTTTTTCCAAAACTTTTTATCAAGTCCTCGATTTTTTGACTTATCAAGTGTTCTTGTGGGTTGTGGAATACAGTTATTCCTAAGCCAGACCTTGACTGTGCTTAATGGTGTGTCAAACATTTTTGCAATATCAAGAGCAGTATATTCATCATGTAAGGCTTCTTGCCCAGAAACAAATTTAATGCAGCCTGTAATATCAAATTCTTTTTGTAAGATTTGCCTTATGTATTCCCTTGAAACATCAAATCTATCACCAATTTTTTGAAGTGAATAACCTTCATTTCTCATGCGTAAGATGATTTCGTTTCTTACTTGTTTTAGCTCTGGTGTAGTTGTATACTGATTTTTCATAATGATTTTAATTTAAAGTTTGCTAGTTGATCTTTTACTTTTTGTGCTTCTGGTGGAAGTGTAGCTTTTTGGTTTTTAATATTTTTTTGTATAAGCTTGTTCATAAGCTTTTCTGTTTTAGTCCAGCTTTCTTTTCTCATGTTGTGAATTTCTCGAACAATGTCGATTGGTATATCTACACCAACATTGTTTCTTATGGTGTTATCTGAATTTCTAAAACCATGAGAGATTATCTGACCATCTATGTCATATTGAGCATTAGCTGCATTGCAGTAACATATGAGAGCTAAATCCTGACCAGAGAATCGCCTCCCCTTGTCATCAATGTCATA